CTTTTCTTATTGAGTTGAAACCCGGTCCGCATAAACGGGAATGGCCCTCCATCTCCTTTTGCGGACTTGCCCGGCCCCTTCCCGAGTCGCTCGGGATATGCGTCGCCACCATACTCAACATACAGAGCATATTCCATTGCAGTACCGATAATCCACTTGCGGTCGCCTGACCTGACATTGATACTATTTTTCAAATGACCTTCATCCACCGGGCAATGCTTCTTGGCATCCAAGTGCATAGCTGCTGCCAAGTCATCCATTGCAAATTCAAGGATGTCCGGGTACTTCTCCATCAGCATCTTGAGCTGCGCCCTCCACTTGTCGCCGCTCCTGATTTCAATTGCCACGGTACTCTCTCACTTCCTCGACCGATGAATCGCCAAACTCTTCTTTCCACTTCTTCTTTATCAGGCGCTTGCCCCTTTCATATTGTGCCATCCTGCGGTGCTTCATCTTCTGTTGATGTATAATGCGCGAGGCATTCTTCCAGTCATACTCTCCCTGACACTCTTGGCAGAAGCCGCCTGATAGCAGGTGGACCCGTAAGGCTGAAGCACCACACTTCCGGCAATGCTCGCCCATCAAGGCACCCTCGCCATAGTCGTGCGCTGGTTCGGATGCAATAGGAAGTTGCCCGAAAGCGCCATACCGTGCGAGCTGCCGACCTGCTGTTGCAACTCTATCAGTTCGTTCAGTAACAATCCTTTTGCTGGTATGCGAGTCGCCAGCTCCAGATGAGCCGGGCAAGTCCGCAAGCCGGGTGCCACAATAAGCGTGAATCGGAATGGCCTCTTTGTTTTCCTTTGGGCTTCCTGCTTCTTGTAAGAGGCGAGCCTGCCCTCGTTGCCGATATTGATTATCTCCGTCCGAGCTATCCGGCGCAGCGAGCCAGTCTCCAGATACACGGCCTCCTGCATCTTCGCCACCGTTGAATTGATGCTCCTGCCTTCAGCTATTGATTCAGCGATAATGACATTCAGCCTTGCAGAGAGCCGGGTACTCAGTTCGCTATAACTCTTCGATTGTACCTTACCATCCTGTATCGCTGCCAGAGCAGCTTCATCATTCTGGTCAAAAGATATGGATACAGGGATTGCCTCTTTCGTGATTTTAACATTGAACTCGTCGGCAGCGGACTTGAAGCCGTTGATGTAGGACTTGCGCTGCGCTTCAGATACCAGCGCCTTGATTTCCTTAATCAATCCAATCATCAGCATCGGCATCGCGTCCGATAGCTCGCTGAAGTCCCGGGCAGCCCGGAGGCGCTTAAGCTCCGTGGTAATTACAGAGCGCAGGTTGCGCTCTAAGGTTGTAATAAGTCCGCTGGTTCGCTTGGCTCCTCTGCCTCCGGCGACATCGGCAAAGGACTTGCGGAACCTACGCTTTCGGGGAATAGTATCTCACCCTCCTCATCTAAATCAAGTGTGATTCCAACGGACTGGAATGCAGCGATAATGTCAGCCTTCTGGCGCAGGTTCGCCAGATAGATTTGTTCGTTACGCTCATCAATGTCATTGAGCTTGAACTCCCAGTCTGTAATCTTCAGCCGCTGGAACAGCGGAATGAAAAGCCCCTGCTCAACAATCTGTTGCGTTTCGATGATAGTCCTGTCCATCATCGAGAGCTGCTCGCCCTCCGCGTTCAGACCACCGACCCCGGTAGTATCTCCAACGGCCAGCGGCATCACGCCATAAGCTGCGTTGATGTCCTGATTGATTCGCTCGATGAAGGGGAACACCCCGGTTTCGTTCACGCCGGGCATTACCGGGACGAATCTGGCTCCGGTCTGGCCCTCGCCGCTGCTGATGATAGGGACGAAGTTGGGATTGCGCCGGGACTCCTCGGCTATGTATTCGCCAAGCCTGTTCAGCGCCTCTTCCGTGTGACCGGGAATATCAAGGAATCCTTTCGGCGGACGCTCCAGCCGATATAGCTTATTCATATAGCTCTCAAGCGCCAGTCCTGACTCTATCTTCTTCTGCAAGCCGAGTATCGGCGACTGGCCGTACAGCCGTGCCTGTGTCGAGTATTTGTTGAAGTGGATTATCTCGTCCCGGGCAAAGGGGATGTCGCCCTCCACATCCACGAAGGTGTAGGCCACGAACTCAAGCGAAGCGCCGCACTCGGAACAGACGGTGCCGCTGCGTGGAACCCGGCAGTCTGGAGACGGGCAGAACCTGTCCTCAGTCTGGAATCTTCCGAAGCGGTCGGAATTGAAGCGCATAAACTTCGCGTCCTCAACCCATATCTCCTTGACCGTCTTTCCCAGTATCGCTCCGTTCTCATCCTTCACGTAGTCATAGACAAGTGAAACCCACGCATCATCGAATATCTCAAGCTGCCTTACGACGGCCTTGATAATCTCCTCGCAGGTCACATCGGAATTACCGCCGCTGGGGTCAGCAAGTAACGTGTCGAGGTACGCTTGCTGGTCTTCACTGGGGGTATCGGTTGTTGGTTCAAGGTGGTACCCCTTGGCAACTGTCTGGCTGGCGACCCGGGTTATCACCGTTTGCAGGTGGGAATACTGCTCGGCCAGCCTTTCGAGATAATGTAAATCATATAGCGGGTCCAGCTTCATCGCACCGCCGAGGCCGGAGGCGGATGACATATCATAAACTGGAGTCCGGGCTTCCTTCAGCATATTGTCATCAACGAAAGCCTGAAGCGACGACTTCTTCGGCTTGGTGCGGAACCTATCGAGAAGACCCATACAGCCTCCGGTGTGCGTTCAATGCTCTGCGGTTGCCTTCCTCATTCACGAATTTCTTCAAGGTTGGTTCCACCATCCGGGCGATACTCTGGTTCCGGCTTGAAGCCAGTATTTTCAATTTAGACTTCAGGCGCGGGTCAACTCCCTTGAGTTCCAGACGCTCCATCTGGAAGCTTTCAGCCGTTAAGGCTATTTAACTGTTACGCAACAGCAAGGCTACCGATTACTATGCGGGAAGCAAACCCGGCGCAGCAATCGCCGTTAAACCGCGTTAAAATAACGTTTCTGTGGGGTATCAATGCCGCCTTGGTATGATTTCTATCTCTTTCGGGTTGTAGTCGTCGCCGTTCTTATCCATCCACTCTATCAGGACCGAGATGCTCTCGGTTTCAATTATCTGCAACCCGTCCTTGAATATCCTGAACATTAATTATCAGCTCTCCGATTTGTCTGGCGACTTGCGGGACGACGGCGTTCCCGATGCACCTAAGTCTGTCCACCCGGGCGGGAACCCCATAAGCCACTCGACCCACGCTGGGTTCAACTGCCCACCGACTGCCCCTGCCAATTTGCTCTTCTTCTTCAAATTCTCGTAATTCGTGTTCTGTCCCACATCCTTGTAATCCCTCGCTGCCGGGGTGGGGTACATCTCCTGCACAATCCCGTCCAGATAACCTTTCTCCATATTGTGAATTGATGCCGCTGAACCCGGTTTGCCCGCGTTGCCTTCTCTTGCCCTCGGTGTCGGCCACATCTCCTTTGCTGCTGGCGTGGGCCAATATGAATACTCTTTCGCGGCGGTGCGGCGCACCAACGCCACCCGGTCCTCCCGCCGGGAAGATGTCCCAGACAGCATCATACCCGCTCGCGGCCAAATCCCCGAGAACCTCGCCCATCGCCCCTCCAGCGTTTGCTGATAACAGTCCTGCGACATTTTCAGCCACGACCCATCGAGGTCGTAGCTCGCAAATGATTCTGTGGAACTGGGGCCAGAGCCACCGCTCGTCATCCGTTCCAGTGCGAGCGCCAGCTTGGGATACAGGCTGGCAGGGGAATCCGCCGCAGATAAGCTCGACCGGGTCAAGGTTGTGCGCTCCGCACTCCTCAATGTCGCCAAAGCGCCTGACCCGGGGCCAGTGCTTTTCGAGGACTTGCCGGCAGTAGTCATCGCGCTCCACCTGCCACGCACATTCCATCCCCGAGGCTTCGAGGCCCAAATCCAAGCCGCCAATACCTGCAAACAACGAGCCAAACTTCATTCATACCTTTTCCATAGAATCCAATAGGG